GAAATACTCAAAGATTCTATATCGTAATCGAACGGTATTGCTTGTCCATCTTGCTCGGAAAGGCTTAGTGATCCGTTGGTCCAATTCGCCGTTGCAGCATAACCATTATCCCGCATGCGTGCCGCAAAATTCACCCTATAATTTCCAACCGCAATGTCCGTGACGCTCGACACATTCCCGCTTGCCCGAATTGCGACAGTGCCAAAGTCCGTGCCGTCGAAATTCACCCACGCTCGGCAGGCGTATATTGGGGCTACGCCTACTGCGTTGAGGTCGCTCCTTACCGCCTGCCGCAACCTCTCACCCGACACTTGCCCGAATACCGTGCTGGCGCCGTCCACTGCTTGGGCTTGGGTGAGTTCAGGCGGCGCAGGCGGCGCAGGCGGCGCAGCTTGACGCCAAGCCTTCCACACCCCATCCTGACATGCCCGAAACCACAGTTGCTGCCCGTCGATACTGACAACCATCTGCGACAGGTAATTCGTGCTCCCGCCGCGCATCGTCAGCACCGTGCCACCACCCACACCGGGTGGTTTGGTCCCTGCCGTGCTGCGGCCAAAGCGCGCCAGTGATCCGGGGGTGTTTGTCGCGTTGATGTTGGTCATAAAGCGGCTAGCGCCAGATTCCATCAACCCACCAGCGCCCGTCAGCATCACCCGACCCGGCGTCGCGTCGGTAGGGTCGGACTGCACACCGAACCAGTCGGCCGGGTTGACGTTGTTGAATTGGTCCAGCATGGAACCCGTGATCCATGTGAACAGGTTCAGCGCCTTGGTGTTGAACGTGGCCGGATCGGACAGGTCGGGAACTTCCGGTTGGCCCGTGATTGGAATAGTCATGTCAGCCCCTCGATTTTAAGATTTGCGAATGATTGCCCACCAGCATCAAGCGGGATTTCAAAGTCCTGAAAGAACCCGAACGCCTGCGCGCCAAAACGCGACATGTCAGCCCCGGCGTAATACAGCGCCGGGGTTGCGCGAAGGCCCGCGAGGATGGCGCGCACCCGCCGCGCCTGATCGCTGCGCAGGGTGAATTGGAATGTCACCGTGTCGGCAAATGCCCGTTCCACAATAACAGCATTGCCAAACACATCACGACCCTTGCTTGAAAAGTCGCGGATGCCGATTGCAGTATTTGAAAGCGCCACGCCAAGATCATACGCCACGCCAAGCACGATTTGCCCGACTGTCACATTGGCCAAAGGATTTACGCCCCCCAGCGTAATCACAATACGGTTGCCGGGAAAGCCCTTCACATCGTCAAAGATCACATCGGAAATATCCTCAATCGTCAGATCGACTGTGAAGAAGGTATAGTAATCGATGATTACGCTATTTTCAAAGCGGTCAATCTCTGCCGAATAGATCAGAGTGCTTGCCGCGTCAAAGCACTCCACCCGCACGATTTTTGCCCCGAGATTGATAAATCCCACACCAGACACAAACGTGGTCGGCGTGATTTCATAAACGATGCTGCCCGTTTGCTCTGTCAGTGCCGATACCTTGCCGTCAAACACCCGCCAGCGATTGGTAAAGCCAAGGTCAAGCCACCGCGTGCCATCATCCGTCACAGGGTTATTGCCGATATTTCCGGCGATTACAGACCGATAAACCCGATGCGTGGCCAGCACGATAACCTCAGCACCCGCAGCGTAGGTTGTGCCACCCCGCCACGCAGGCGCGTCGGTTTCCGGCACGTTGCTGCTGGTCAGGATTGCGTCTGTCATTGTCAGAGGCGCGATAACTTTCATGTGGTGCGCTCCTGTGGCAAGCCAATGATTTCCCATTTTTCGAGAGTGTCGGCTGTGGTCTTTCTGTGCCGATCAGCCCGCAGTCCAAGCTGCCTGTTTTCCTCGCGCATTGCGGCAAGTTCCGTGGCAACAAGACGCAACTGCGCCGTCACGTCCGCGCCAGGTGGTATAGCACTGGACCCCGGCGCTGCATAGGGCCGGTTCTGTGCCGCTGCGAACGTAGGCGCACCCGTCACGCTTGGGTCAGGCATTGCCACCCCGCCCGTGAGCGTTGCCAATACCCGCGCCGCTACCTCGCGGTAGGCAACATCGCTGGATGATGCCGCCCGAATCTCTGTCAGGTATTTTTGCACCGCCGCCGTATCGCCGCCCGCCGCCGCCTGCATTGCTCTGGTCTCATTGATCTGCAAAGCGTTGCGGGCTGCGTTCTGCGCGCGGCTGGTGGGCATGAGTTCCAGATCGCCAAGGATGGATTTCACCATATCGCCAACTGCATTTGCGATGTTTTCAGTCGCTGCCGTGATTTCAGAAAACGCCCCGGACAGATTAAGAAGTCCCGCATACAGCGCCGCGCCCTCGTGGGTGCTGGTGTCAATACCTTCGACCAATGCGCGAAACCCATCGCGGCTGTCAGGCAAGGCAAAGCCAAGCCCCGCCATAGCCTCGGTCAATCGCCTGGTAGACGTGGCGAGCCTCTCCTCTTCGGTATAGAAGCCTTGCCAATACGCACCGACCGCCTGCGTCATCGCATCAAGCCCGCCGAAAGCGTCAATCATGGTCGACGCCAGATCCGCCCCGGAGAGGCTCGCCGAATAAATCGACTTGCCCAGAATGTCAAAGCCGTCATTCACCGCCACGAGGCTATTGGCCAGACGCTCTAGCGTTGCAGACGCGCCCTCGCCATTAAGCGCAAACGCCGACAACCCGTCGACCATCCCGGCCATTGCATCAACCATGCCCATCAGCGCGTCTTGGATTGCCTTGTTCGCCGCTTCCTCGCTCAGACCGCGCGTGCTGATCCGCATCGTGTGGGCAAAATTGTCAAACGTGCTGGCGGCAATGCCCAGCGCGTCGGCTGACGCCAAAACTCCTCCCTGAAGCGCGTCCACGATGTTCGTGATCGCGTCGGTTGTTTCTTCGTCGGCGTCGTTGATATGCGTCCGCACTTTTTTGGACAGGCCCCCGAAGCGCTTTGTCTGGATGACGCGGAAAGTCTGCACCAGCGTATCCAAGCCGTCCACCGTTGCCATGATGCCCGCGTCCAGTTCTTTGGTTTTCTTTTTAAAGAAGCTGAATATCCCTGCGACTGCCAGCAACGGAACAGCTACCGCGCCTGCTGCCGCAGCAAAGGCCCCCATACTTGCTGTTGCGCCAGTTGTCACAGCGGATAGGTATGTCCCTGCCGCAGCAAAGCCCCCCCCTGCCCCTGTGAGTGATGTCACCAATCCCGCCGCGCCTGATCCGAATGAAGCAGCAATGCCACCCAAGCCGCCTAGCAAGCCCCCACCGCCGCCTGCGGCCTGACCAGCAGCGCCAGCCATAGCCTGACCAGCACCACCGCCCGTAAACGCAGTCATAATCGGAATGATTATCTTGTTCTGCACCGCCATGCTGGTCATCTGCGCAAGCATGGATTTGAAGCTGTCCAGAACCGACCGCACGAAACCCTTGAAGTCGCTGAAACCGCGCACCACGAAGTCGGCAAACGCGGATGCAAGGTCATTCACCATTGGCAATTGATCGGCCAGCCCGTCATTCAGCTTTTGCACGGCCTTGTCATAGGCGCCATCGGACAGCCCGCCGGTCGCCATGATCTCGTTGAGGTCCGCAAGTTCGGCGTTGTATTTCTTGAGCGGGTCGGCGTCGAATTCAAGACGTTCGATCTGGTCGGCGAGTTTGGACGCTGCTTTCTCGGCGTCTTTCATGCCCTTGGCGATAGAGTCGCCCGCTGCTGCTGCTGCCTCCGCTTCAGTTGTAATGCCTCTTTCAGTCTCAAGCGTTTTGTCTAGCGTTCGGTTATAGTTAACGGCGGCGTCAAGGGCCTTGCCCATAACGCCGCCAATTGTTTCACCAAACTTGGCGTTCAGTTCCATTTTCTTTGCGGCAAGTTCAAGGTTCTCCCGATATTCGCTGGCCGCGACTGCCGCGTCTTTTATGCTGGCACCTGCGCGCAATGCAGTAATCTCGGTCTGCTTGGCAACGGCGCTGATCGCACCGCCACCTAGCTGTGCGATGAGGGAGCCAATGGCGGAAAGCTGCGACTTCACACCAATCATGGTGGCTTCCCAACGGGCTGTCGCCGCCGCTGCTGCTTCCGTGCTAGACCCTGCGCCATCTATAGAATCGCCCATGTTCTCGGCAGCGACAGAAGCGGCGTCCAGACGGGCCTCGGCTTCAATGATCCCACCCTTCAATTCATTGATCGCCGCTTTCGCGGTTGCCATGCGTTCGGTTTCGTAAAGGCTTGCCCCGAAAAAGTTTGTGTAAAACGAAGCCGCCGCCAATTCGGCCTCTGCCTTTGCCAGAGCAGTTTCATTAATCGAAACAACTAGCGCGGCCTGATCCCTGAGAGCTTGTAGATTTTCGCGCGTCATATTTCTGTAGTAGCGTTCGGTGACCGTCTCAAGGTCGGTCTGTGCGGTTTCAACATCGCCAAGCGCCGCAGAGAATCCAGCCGCTGCAACATTGCTATCATTGAATCCCCGATAGATGCCGGTCAGAGCTACGGTTAGGCCGGTGAACAGAGCCACGCCGGGAATAAGGTTCATTGCAATGGACATGCCGCGTGCTGCAATCGCACCCGCAATGAAAAGCCCCTCGGATGTGGCCAGCCACGCCGACATAGTAACAAGTCCGCCCACAACCGCAGGTATCTGTGTGGTCGCCAGCACCCCAAAAGCGATTGCCAGAGCATCCGCGTTCTCAGCGATCAAAGTCATGACCCCTGCCGCCCCCTCAAGGGCCGGAACCAACACGGTAAGCAGTGCGGAGCCAAATGACGTAGTAAGGCCCCACAATTCGCCCATGACAACGTTTAGGCGTTGCTGCATATCTTCGGACATTTTGTTGAAGGCTTCTGATGTGGCACCAGTCTTAACGGCCATGTCATCAAGTATCGCAGCCATGCTTTCGCCTGCTGATCCTGAGAATGCCAGTGCAGCACCGACCGCCTCGACGGACCCAAACAAGGTCTGCATCTTCTCGGCGCTGCCGCCAGTTTTGGCAACAACATCCGCCATGAAACCGGCGAAGCCCTGAGCCTCAATCGCCGCCGCGCTAAAGTCTAGGCCGAGTTCCTTAGCCATGTCTGCTGCTTGGGTGGTTGGACCAAGGACTGCAGCAAGAGACGCCCGCAGCCCTGTGACTGCCTCCGCAGTGGATAATCCGCCCTTGGTGAGCGCTGCAGTCGCTGCTGCCGTTTCATCGAACGTCAGGCCCATCTTTTCAGCCAGAGGTAGCACCTTACCAAGGGCGCTAGACAATTCGCCGACCGTGGTGACACCAGCCTTGACCGCCACAAAGATTGCGTCCGATGCATCAGCCGCGCTGAGATTAGAAGCCTCATAGACGTTCATGGCAGTGGACAGGATACCGACAGCAGTGGTGACGTCCGTCACGCCGCCGATTGCCAGCCGGTTCGCCGCGTCGAGCGTTTCGGCTGCCTCCTCGACAGATCCCGCACCCGCGCTTATCGCCTGATAGAACGCCTTGGCCTGCGCCGTGCCTGTCCCGCCATAAGTTGCTGCCAATCGCTTGCTGGCATCGTCCAGAAACGCAGTCTGCTTTGCCGTGCCTTTGATCAGCGTGCCAACCTCAGAAAGCGCAGACCCAAATTCAAGCGCCTGCCGTGTGGCGGTGCCGAGGGACAGTACCGCCGCTGCCGCCGCCGCCGCCGCACCCGCTGCAACGGCCAATCCCCTAGCCATTCCAGCGAATGCGCCCTGCGCGCGCCCTGCTGATCCACCGGCCCGATCACCGGCACCTGCAAACCTGTCCAGATCACCGCTGGCCGTCCGCACGTCCCTGCTGTCAACCTTCAGCCCGACCGATGCCATATCATCCATGCGGATTACTCCCTAAACGGCTGCGGCGTGTTTTTGCCGTTCGACTCTGACAATTCGCTCGCGTAAACACCGCTCATCTTTTGCAGCCATTCCGCTTCATTACCATCAAACATCAGCCCCACATTTGCGGCCCACGCCTGAATTTCTAAATGGGACAGGGCCACCGGCCCCATCCCTCCCTGCATGACCGGCCCGACATCCATCAGCCATTCCGCAAGATAGGCACGAAATGGAAGTTCAGGAAAGTCCGGTTCCTCTTTCGCCCGCTCCAAGAAACTCCACCGCGTCTGTTTTATGTCTTTCGGTGGCGTTGACAACCATGCGTGCTGACGTGCCCAGAGACAAAGCGCCTCTAGGCTTGTGCGAAAAAATTGGCCCGGTCCTTCAAAAACTCAGTCACTTCGTCAAGGATCGACGGATATTTGCGATAGATCGCAAACGCAGCGTCTTCCGAAAACTCCACCGGCTTGCCGTCAAGGCTCAGGTTTTCCCATCCGATTGTTTGATCAACGGCGCTCTGAATGATGCCCTCTTGCCCCTCGTCGATGATCGCCCCGATTTGCGCCGGACTCATCTTGGCGAAATCCATTTTACCGCCGCGCCGTTTCAAGATTTCGGTCGCGCGCTTGCGCCCCTTGGCTTTGGCTGCGGGCGCGTCCGGGCCGATCAGGTTGATCCGCATGGGCTTGGACAGGTCAGACGTGCCGTCCTTGCCTGTGACATACGCAGGCGCGTCTGTGCGAAGGTTCGTCAGGTGCAGCCAAGCGCCTGCCTCTGATGCTGATACTGAGTCGAAACAATCCATTTTCATAGTCCTTGTGGTTATGGTTAAAGTCGGGGGGTGAGGTAAACCACGTCCCACCCCCCTAGCCTGCGGGGGGGGTGCAGGATTACGGCGCGGCGACTTCTACATCGGCGCGCGTGAACTCGATGTTGCAGCTTGCCATGTTGACCGACCCGACCGACTGGCCGCGAGGGAACGACATGACTTTGCCCATGATATAGCGGATCGAGCCATCGCTGCGGGTTTCGCGGAAGCTGATTTCATCCTTGGATGCCAGCGCGGCAAGCAAGATGATCTGGCCAGCATCGGAAGAGTCATATCCAATCGGAACAGTAACCGACCCGTAGTTCAACTCACCGTGAAATTTGTTCACGATGCCTGTTTTGAGCGGGGTAAATGTGACCGCCGAATGGGCCGCGCCATACTCGGGAATTTCGGACGCCTCGCCCACTTCGGCCCACACCAGCGCGGCGTAGCCCACGCTGTCGAATGTTGCGGGGGTGGCCGCCGAGACGGACAGAAACCCGCCGATGCCTTCAGTAAGTGCCATGATGATTTCCTTTCATGGGTGGATAGGCGGGATGCCTATTTCAGGACCGGGACAAGACCCGATGTAAACTCGACAAACACTTCGCCGTCGGCTTCAGTGGCATCGGCCACCGTGCCGGAATATGTGACACCGTTGGGCATTGCAAAATGCAGCACGTCGCCACCCTTTGGCGTTTTGCCTTTGTAGATCATGGCGGGTGTCGTGCCGGTCGGCGTGGGCATCGTGACGATACGGGCGCCGGTGATCGGTTTGGTTTTCATGTCCATATTTAAGGTGCCCTTTGAAAGATTGCGCGGCAGCGGATCGACACGTTCTTGCGAAAGTATGTGCCGTCGATTGCGCCCGGCTGTGGGTCGCCCATTTCCGCCACCTGAATTTGACCGTCTCCGGCAGATAGTATCAGGTCAATGGGGAATTGGTCAATGATGCGCTGCGCTTGGTCATCCGCGTCATCCTCGAACGTGCCCTCGTCCACAAAGACCGCCACAAATAGCCGAACAACCATCCGGCTTGATTTGGACAATCCGAACCGCTCCGGCGGCGTGGTGGTAAAATACGCCAGCCAATAGGGCGGATCAGGCGTCACATATTGCAGCGATGGGGTGTCATAAACACCTGGCGCGTTTTCACCCCATACAATCGGCGGCGCGAATGGCGTGGCGGCAAGGTGTGTGCGCAGGGCCGTTTTGATGTCTTTGTGGTTCATCCGACCCGCGCCTTTGCTTTTGCAATAGATGCCCGCACAATCGCGGGCCATTGATCGACGGCACCCTCGACAAAGTGCGCGCCCACTTGGCTGTAGTTTCGGCCCAAACTGTCCGCGCCGGTAAAGCCGTCATTTACACGGCGCGCATATTCTGCAGTCCATGTGAACGTTGCCAGATCGCCACCTTTCATTCCCGCGGCTGCAAGAATGTAGGAAGATGCGCCCTCACCCATAGCGCCCCCGGCCACTGACGATTGCAGGCTGTTGCGCAGGTTGCCCGTGTCAACAGGCATGCGTCCGCCCTTGGCTTTGGTTTCCTGCGCGACTGCCACGACAGACTGCGTGGCGTCTTTCAGAACGGCGTCAATTCGCTTTTCGGTCTTTTTTGTCCACTGGTCAAGTGTGGCGAAGGTATAATTTGTCACTATTCCAGCCTCGCAAAGAAGTCGATTTCTGGTGCCATATAGCATCGGCAATTTATAACTTCCTCACCTGGTGCCCCGAGTGAAGTGTCGCCGGGAAACATAAGTAGCGCACCGCCAACCTTGAACGCCTCACCTTGCGGCACAACCTGACCATCCGCAGCCGCGTGCGACGGTCTTGTGCGCGCATCGCCCGTTGCGTCCCATTTGCGCGTCACATCTTGCGCCTGGATATCGTTGTTCGGGTTTTCGATCAACTGGTCCAGCGCCTCTTGCCGCCCTGCGTTCAAAGCCTTGAGCGTCTCAGTCCGCGCAATGGTTTCGCCGCGTTGCCGCAATAACTTGTTCGAATACTGCTGCGCCATGCGGTCAATCTGCGACTGCGGACGCCCCTCGGCTAGGAGTTTGGCGCGGTAGTTTTGCACCCATCCTGCACGCCGTGAATCAAGCCCCACCAGACCGCCTTGCCGCTTGCCGTTGACCACACGCCCGCCAATGTCCAGTGCGGTGCGCAGCGGCCCCGCGCCTGCCTCCAGCCCGGCCCGGATTGTCTGGGCAATCATCACGCGCGTGTCGTCCAGCACCTCAGTCACCAGCCGCGACCCCAGATCCCGCGCGATCCGCTCTGCCCGCTCGTTCCGGCCCCCGAATGACTGCACAACACGATTGGCAATAGGCGCGCGGCGTGTGGCTCGCTGGAACGCGCCCATCTGGTAATTGCCGCCCGCGTTCATGGCTGCCGTGATGGCCGTGTCGGTCTTGAACAAATCAGCGGCATCGAACCGAAGCGCACGAAACGCAGCGTCCACATCGCCGCGCGCGATGGCAGCTTCAAGCGCCTTCATATCCGCTTGGCTCTGCACAGATTTCATGGCCGCGACAAACTCCGACCGGACGCCCGGCCACGTTTCATCCAGCAATTTCAGGAAGGCTTTGCGGGTGTCACGGGTTGTCATACATCCACCACCACATGCGTCAACCCCATCGCGGCGAGCGTTGCCAGCGCGTCGTCACCAGCACAGGCGGTCAGCTTGTCGGGCATGGCTAGCACAGGCTCTAGGCTGAACACCAGCGCCGCCTGTGCGCGATTGGCTGCGGCCATGCTGATTACGCTGTCAGTGTCCCATGATGGGCGCTGAAGTGTAGCCTGTGCTGTTGTGGTGAATGTTTCAGACACGGGCAGAGAGGCGCACGCGTAGATGTTGCCGTCCGCATCTTGCCAGTTCAGCCCACCATAGGTAAGCGCATCGCCTAGACCGTAGCCTAGAACCATCGCTAGGTTGTTGGCATCATCCCGCAGCGCGGCGGGGCAGGCGATTGTCAGTCTCATTAGTAACCTCCTGTAACTGTAACGGTCCATCCACGCGACCGTAGCGTGTCGATTGCAGACTCGCCCGTTACTGATGGTGCAGACCCGCCGGACTGGTCAAACAGCCTTGTTCCGGCTGCGATACCGGATGCCACCAGTGAGACCAGGATATTGTCGATGCTGGTTTGGGTCAGGTTGGTGCTTGTAAACGCACCTTCAAATTCACCGCCTTTTACGTTGTCGAAGATGTTTGCAGGAAAGATGGTGAGGCTTGAGCATCTGACCCAAGCGTAACTGAAGTTAGTCCCGCTTGAGGTATCAATAAGTGGGAAGCTGGTGAGGCTTGAGCATTCGACCCAAGCCCGATCAAAGTTAGTCCCGCTTGAGGTATCAATAAGTGGGAAGCTGGTGAGGCTTGAGCATTTGACCCAAGCGAAACTGAAGTTAGTCCCTGCCGATGTGTCGATGAGGGGGAAGCTGGTGAGGCTTGAGCATTCGCGCCAAGCGTAACTGAAGTCAGTCCCGCTTGAGGTGTCGATGATGGGGAAGGAAGTAAGTTCCGCCCAATCCCACCAAAAACCCATAAAGCTCGTCACGGCACCATAGCTGGCAGTCGCGCCTTTTCCCACAAAGTAAGCCTCAGTCGCAGCCGCTTCCCAATCGCTCAAAGCCCCGTCGCGGATCAACTGTCCCACGAGTGCGTTGCCGGGAAAATACAGGCCACCCCTGCCGCCACCCCTGCCGCCAATGTCATAATCGCCCGCTGGAATTGTCACACCATAGCTCGCGGTGCCATTGTCGGTTGCGAGAACCATCGTGCCAGTAAAGCCGCCCGTTGGCACTGTCACAGATAGGCTGTCATCTACATTGTCAACCGTAATGCGATCCGGCGTGACTTGGTACGTTGGCCTAGCCGCACCCGAGGCCTGCCTGGCGTTGTTGCCGTTGCCTGACTTATCCAACATCAGCCCCACAGGTTGCCCCGCAGCCGTTACAGGCTCAGTGCCTGCGCTGTCTTGGAATAGCGTGTCGATGTCGCTTGGGTTGTACCATGCGCCCTGTTGGCTGGCTGCGAATAGGGACGCAGGGTCGAAGCTGTCGCCAGAAAACAATATGCCCGCGCCAAGATACGCTTTGTTGATTGGCGTGCTGCCAAGATAGAGTTTGTTGATTGAGTTTGCGCCAAGTTTCAGGGCCATTTTATGCGTCCGTAATTGCGTAGATTGTCGCTGCGTTTGGCGTGCCTATTGCCTCGTATTCCGATTGGGTCAGGCTGATAATGTTTGTCACTGCGTCCGCGCCGGTTACGCCAGTCGGGTCGCTGAGAACCCCGCCTGCCGCCGCGACATTGGTGGCGTTCACCGTCGCGTCTGTACCAGCGGGCCCAGTGTCGCCCTGTGGTCCGGTGTTACCAGTCTGCCCCGTTGGCCCTTGGATACCCTGTGGCCCGCGCTCGCCAGCCGGGCCTTGGATACCCTGCGGCCCTTGCTCGCCTGTATCACCCTGTGGACCCTGTGGACCCGCTACGGTGCTGGCTGCGCCTGTCGCGCCAATCGGCCCGCGCTCGCCCGTGTCGCCTTTCGGCCCCGGCACGGTGCTGGCTGCGCCTGTCGCGCCAATCGGCCCTTGCTCGCCAGTGTCGCCCTGTGGCCCGCGCTCGCCCGTGTCGCCTTTCGGCCCTTGCTCGCCTTGGATGCCCTGTGGCCCGCGCTCGCCCGTATCACCCTGTGGCCCGCGCTCGCCCGTGTCGCCCTGTGGTCCAGCGTCACCCGTAGGTCCGGTCGGGCCTGTCTGCCCCGTTGGCCCTTGGATACCCTGTGGCCCTGTGTCCCCTGTATCGCCTTTAGGCCCCGATGGAATATCGGCGGGCTGCACTGCGCTGCTTGCCAAGGTAAGCGCCGCGTCGATCTGCGCGCCCGTAAACGTTGAATTGTAGTCGGCCATCTCTTATGCCCTCAATCTGAATGTTTCGCCATCCGACGTGATAAGTGAGTCTGACCCTTGTGGTATGAACAGCGCGAACAGTGACGCTGCGGCTGACCCCGGACCCATCACCTTCACCATCCAGGATATCACAAAACCCGCAGAGTCCATCGGGATAACCTCCTGCACGGGCCAATTTATGCCGTCGATTGTCAGCACATCCGATGTGCTAGGGGTAATCGTCACGCCATGGTTGACCAGCGAGTAGACCAACTCGCCCGCACCCAATGCCAAGCCAGTCCGCTGCGTGTATGCCTTGGAGGATGGCTTGGCAGTGAAGGTGTGGTTGACCGGCGTGCCGGGTGTGGGGTTCCATTCCGGCCCCGTGGGCTGCCCTGTACGGGTTATCCTCACAGACACCGCCCCAACCCCGTCGCCAGCGTCACGACCCGCCTCAGCGTAGGCCAGCGCGACTTCTGCGGCAATGGCGGCCCCGCTCATACCAGCCTCGGGCCGGCCGAGTAACCGTAAAGCCCGCCGCCGATGCACTGGCGCAGCATGGTTTCAATTTTCGTGGACCGGGGGACGGACGCGCCGCCCTTGCTGGCATCGCCCGTCACCTGCCATTTGATATCGCCCACGCCGACAAGAACTTTCTGATAGGCTGGCGTAAATGTCTTTGTCCAGATGCCAGGCGCAGCCACCTCGGCAATGGCAGCCTCATAGGCGGCTTCCACCACATTGGCGCTGTCAACGGTGCAGCTTGATCCGTCCAGATAGGTAAATTGGATGTAATCGGATGCGCGAACAAGCGCCTGCAAAGTCGCGGCATCGTCAGCGATTACTGTGCCGCGCGCCCCGGCATATGCGATCAGTGCTGTGACGTTGCCGATCATGTGACGCTCCAATGAAGGGGCGGGCCATGACAGCCCGCCCGTTGATTATTTCTTGCCGCTTGGCATGACAGGTTGTGCAACCTTGGTTGCATTCGCCTCGGACTCAATCGCAAAGTCTGGATTGGCCTTGACGCGCGCCAGAGACCCAGCCGCAACATCAATATCGCGGGTTTCACCCGGATCAAGCCATGAGGTGCCGTTCTCGGTGTTTACGCCGCGAAGGCCGTTTGATTTGTTGGTGATCTTCATTTCGTCGCCCTCATGTGTGGGCTTGCCCCAGCTTTCACCGGGGCAAGGTTATGTTACGGGGTGTTCAAGATGCCATCGAGGTAACGGACCGCCTTGGGCAACCGCACCTCCGTGCCACCGGTGCGCATGATCCCCGCGACCTCCCAAGTCATAGACGACTTCTGGAATGGCGGGAGGAACTTGTGCGGCATTGGCAGATGGAACCGCACCGCATCAGGCGAACGCGAGTAAACCACCGCACGACCATCGCCGCCGGGGGCAGCCGCGTTCAACTCGAACAACTCCTGGATAAGCAACGGCTGGCCGGTGCGGGCAGTGTAGCGGTTGGTACGCTGGATGAACGTCATCAGCGTTTCATTCGTGTCAGGCAGTCGCTTGCCCAAAACGCCCATAACACCAGTCGGCAAGAGCAGAGTGTCTGCAATTTCCGTACCGCGCGTGGCGGTATAGACCGATTCAATCCCGGCGTTGATGTCGTCAATGATCTGGTCAGCCGTTTTTGCGGCCCAGAACGTGACGGAGCCAGTGCCGTTTGCTGCAACGTCAGCCGCCGTGGCATTGCCGTCATTGATAATCCCGGTCCAGCCCTTTTCGGTACTGCCGGTCATGGCGATGTCCCATAGCATTTTCTCGGCAACCTTGCGGGCTGCACGGGCCTTTTCGTCGCCAAGCTGACGGCCCTCCATCGCGGCAACCTGAACCTCATCAAGCGTCCACTCATAGCCGATCCCGGCCATCTCGAACCCCTTGAGGAATTGGTCGCGCGTCACATCGGCATAGGGCATATCGAAGCCCTTGCCAGACATAAACTCAGCCTTGCCCGCGACATCAGTCGAGCGAAACAGCGCGCCGCGCGCCCATTCGTTGCCTTCGGTCACAACTGGCAAATATTTGGCATAGTCAAACGCCGGGTATTTGACCTCGTAGATGGTCGATTGCACGTTGTAGAAAGACGGCATCAGGAAGCCAGTGGCGACCTGCTGCGCATCGGTGAAGTCGATTTGCGTAGCCATTATCTGACCTCCTTAACGCTTGGCAATGCGGACAATGCCCGCCGCCGATGTGGTGTCCTGAAAAAACCATCCGGTAGCAATCGGGTTGGCGGCTGCGGCGGGCAGGTTGGTGATCAAACCGGCTGGCGTGATGTAGACCTGATCGCCGTCAGCAACCGCGACACTGGCCGACACCCACATGCAGCCCGTGGTCAGGATGCCAGCCGTGGAATACTGAGGGTATGTGTCTGCCTGAACGCCAGTTGCGGACGGTGGCGCAGCATAGTTTGCGATGGTGAAGCCAAGGAACGTTGCAACAGCCTCGGTCGTGTCAACGCCATGATCACTGGACCGGTAAACCGCCTTGCCAAAACCAATGCCGCCCGATTCATCAACCGTGCGGCTGATGCGGTTGGATGTTTCGCCATTTGCCACCATGCCGGGCAGGCCCTTGGTGTAATCGGCAGGATAGGTGTTCTGTGCGATAGCCATTTTGTCAGGCCTCCTTATTGCACGGTTGCGGATGGGGATTTGTGCCCATCACGCAAGGATTGCAGGTAATCGACGCGGGCCTTTTCGGCCTTGTCCTTGGCATCAAGCATGGGCTTGCTGTTGACCATCGCATCGGCCACCGGGTCGCCCTTGGCCGCATCCTCTGACAGAATGTCAAAGCGCGCATCCACGTAGGCGTCGGATTTGCCGGTCAAAGCTGCATCGCCCAGAACCGCCACGACAGCGGCCTTGCGAATGGCAGCGTCAGACAGGCCGGTCGTTGCCACATCCTTGGCGATTGCATTGGCCTTGCCGATCAGATCAGCGCGGGCCGCGACTTTGGCGTCAAGATCCGCATCGGACAATGTGGCCTTGGTCATTTCGGCAATCTTGGCGTCTTTGGCGGCCAGTTCGGCGTCCTTGGCGTCAACCGTCGCACTATGTGCCGTAGCAGCGTCGGCGATTTGCTTTTGCAGCTTTTCAAGCGCCTGCGCGCCTGCGTCGGTCGTCACGACGGAAAGCCCGTCGATCAGGACTGTCCGCGTCTGGATGGCGTCTGCCATGATTACGTCCTTTTCGTCTGTGATGGGGGATGCGCCCCACCGCGCTACAGTGATTGGTTCAGCGTCACCGATTCTTGCCAGTGGCCCGGCTCTACCAGCCGCCACAATAGCGATGTGGTTTCCCACGATGTTTGTTTGCCGCGCCTGGTAGGCGGTCCCGTCCGGCGCGATCCCGTCGCCCCATACCAATTCCGACGTGTAGCCGACCGACAACTCGCGCTTACCGTCCTGCACCTTGCGGATCGTGGCGGCGTCGGTCAGTTTGATGCCGATGCGCAGATACTCGCCGTCGCGCAGCACTTCCTCATTCGTGGTGCCGACCGAGACCATGCGAGCCGTGTCGGCCGTCACCAGATCAGCGGGGTGGTCATCAGTGACTGGCAGCAAGCCGAAGGTTTGCAGGCTGGCCTTGCGGAATACATCAGACTCGTCACGGTAAACTGTCACCGTAGCCAAGTCGGGCCGGTCCAGTTCCACGCCGAGATAGTCTTGCGTGCCGATGCGGGCGGTGCGAACATTGGCGACCAGATAGCCCTCGTCTGTGACCCGAACGGACCCAAGTGTGGCAGCGTCAAGCATTTTCATTCGTCTGCCCCTTCCGCGCCGTTAAAAAACTCTTTCACTTTGCCCTCAAGCCCAGGAAACGCCCCGCTTTCGGTAAGCGTGTTTACGATTGTATCCGCAAGCGCCTCTTGTGGCAATATATCCATGTCATAGAGCACTTTCACACTGTCAACCAGAACTTTGCCAATGTCGGCCCGCTCTTTTTCCGTCTGCTGGAATAGCGGGCGCCAGGTCCAGTGCAATTCGGGCGGGCGATTGCCCAGCGCCGAACGGATCAGGCATTCATTCAAAATTTCCATTGCCGGATCCAGATCAAGCGTTTGCATGACGCGAACCCGATCAAAATAAACTTTCTCATCGCCCACACCCGTCGCGTTCATGCCTGCCGCCGCAATGCCGAAAAGCCGGGTCATCGGAACGCCGGCAGCCGCCGAAACCATCTGCATAAAGCGGTCAATGATGTCCGGCAGCGTGGCGAAGCTGGCAGTCTTCTGGTCGTATGTGTCCTCGGCGTCCATCAGCAGCGCGCCGTTGATACCCTTGCCGCGCGCGGTCAGTGCAGCGCGTGCCAGCGCCATGTTTTCATATTCTTGACCGCCGTGCATCAGCCCGTCAGTAAAGCCCTTGATGCCGAATACGTCAATTTTGGCTTCAAATACCAGCGATGCGATATTTGCAATCGTGGCGTCCAGGTTCCGCACGGCGCTGATCGTGGCGTTCAACGTGCTGTCACCCCATCCGGGATGTGCGGAATATCTATCGTCTGGCACTTCTTCGCCTGTCGCGATGACAAGGCGGCTGGGGTGGATTTCCACCGATGCGCCGGTGGCAGGGTTCATCCGATACATGATCGGTTTGCCAAATCCGGGCAGGCGCGGGTCGCGCTGGATTGCCCCTGCCGTAATTTCCGACCTGTTCAAGACTGCAAGATATTGCAGCCCGCCCTTACCGATCCGGGACGGATCCAGCGGCTTCGATGCGTCCAGGTCGCGCGTGCCGATATAGATTGCAGCGCCGCCGAACAACCGGGCGCGCTTGAGGTTTTGCATCGTCTTGCCCTGCAAGCCCAACCGCTTTTCCTCAGCCTCGATTGCCGTGATCTGTCCCGCATCGGCCTGCCATTCCCGCCACTCGCGGGTTGCATCCTCTGCGGGCAAGTCCACCACGTTGCGGGCAATGGCGCTGGTGCTGTACATGGCGACAAGCTGATCGTCGGCGATTGTGGTGTTGTAATAATGGGAGTGCGCCGCCTTGTCCCGGTCCGTGCCGAGATTGGCGACGATATTGCGCAGGCCGTCCATGATTGTCATAGTATTTTCCGCCAATCGTTATAATTTCTGGCAAGAATATCAGCCAAGGCGTCCATCATCGGATCAAGCGTATCATCGTGCGCGGCGTTTGGGAAGCCTTCAGCCTCTGCCATCATGTCCGACAGATGCTGCACGCCCCGTAACAGGATCACGTTACCGCTTTCGATGAATGGCGCGGCATCATAAGCCCGCGTTATTTTGTCAATGTTTCGCTTGATCGGTAGGACCGGCACGCCCTCACGCTTCAACTGCTGGATCAGGCCCGTGCCGCTTACTTTGTCCTCGACCTTAAATGACCGCAATGCGCCTTGCCCTTCGATTGCTTTATGCTTTGCCCAGAATTGGCGCGCGCGTTCCAGCAATTCGGGCGCTTCCCATTTACCGCGCGCCATGTCCAGCAAAACAGCCTGCCCAGTGCGCGACCGGCCCCAGCATTGAAACACTGAATAATCGTTCGTCTCTTTGGTTTTCTGCGCCGTGTCGGCATAGACCGACCGCCACTCGATAGGCGGGGCGGTGTCCATATACTGCCACCAGTCGGAGCGGAATATGCCGCCCCCGGCGGGGCTGGGTAGTTGCTGCATCTGCCCGGCCCAAGCGTAAGATCCCATCGCCTTCTTGTCGCGATCAATGACTGCAGGCGGGAACCTGACAGGATCTAGCAGTTCACCAGATGTTTTACGCGGGTCTGTCCAGCCGATTGAGGTTGTAAACCGCCGCGCCGGATCGAATTCCATCGGGATGCATAGGTGTTCATATCCCAGATCACTGGCGATAATGTGCCCGCTTGGGTCTTTCTCGTGAAGCCGCTGCATCACGACGATGATTGCAGATTTTGCCGGATCGCTCAAGCGGGTGGGCACGGTTTCGGACAGCACGCGGATTGCCGTTTCACGGTGCGTTGGGCTGTTTGCCTTTTCCGGCGATAAAGGATCATCCCACGCCACCGTGCCCCCGCGGCGGCCAGTCATTGACGCCACGGCGCAGGCTTGACGGAACCCACGATGCTCGTTTTCAAAATACAGCTTTTCGTTCTGGTCGCCCATCATCGAAATCGGCCAGCGCCTTTGGTACCAAGGGGAATTGACCAGTTCGCGCATCATCCTGTTATCACGCACTGCCAGGCCCTGCTCATGGGCCGCGCCGATGTATCGGTGTTCAGGCTTGCCCGCTGGCCCCCAAAGCCACGCCGGATACATCACGCCGATCAGGGTGGACTTGGATGTGCCGGGCGGGACGTTGACAAGCAGCCGCGTAATCTGCCCGGCGTTGACCGCCTCCAGGTGCTCGCAGATCGCGTCTATGTGCCAGCCGTGCTGATACGTGTCAGGGATGATGTGACGCCATGCGCGCTCGACGAAATAAGCAAGGGACCGACTGCACGCGAGCTTATCAGCCGCCAGTGCGTCGTCAATCGTCGGCAGCATCGGAA